AATGGCTTGCAGACGACATCTCGCAGTTCCTTTATAGTAATTAGAGGAAGTACAAAGTAGTAACGATACTTTTTGCCTAAACTTATAGTCGACTATAAGTTTGCTAGAGAAGATGCCAGTGCCCTCCCGCACCCACCCACGCGCACGCTCACACCCACCAACAACCTAAGCCAACCCGCTCTCACCGCTCGCGCCCCACTCACCGAGAATGACACCAGTTCTATTGATGCCAGTTTTTGGGCGAAAAAAAACCCCACCGGAAAAATCCGGCGGGGTCTGAACGGGTACTGATTACTTGGTCAGAGGATTAAACTTCTTCGATTTCGCGTCATCGAGCGCGTCAATCAAGAAGGCCATGAGCGGATAGGATTTGAACCCGTTCTTTTCTTCTTTTACAGTATTGAAGAATTTCCGCAGTTTAACTTCTGCCCGTGCGCTAGTGTCGTTCTTGCCTATCGCGATCAATGCCGTTGTTTTGGCCTTGCCTTTGGTATTCGCACCACGCTTGGCACTTTTGCCCTTGCCTGTCTTTTTGCTAGCGTTAGTGTCAAATGCCTTGCCTTCGTTAACTGCTAGACGCACGCCGGACAGGTACATATTTTTAGTGCTAACTGCTAGCGAATCCGGCATACCATCAAAGATCGCCTGAGCGACTGCACAAGTGCGACGCGATGCGCCTATAGTGATCTTTGCATCGCGCAGGGTTTTAATGCCGTCTCTGATGTTTTGAGTAGCATTTTTTGCACCATCAACAATCCCGAGGTTAACGCCGATTTCACGGGCAATTGCTGTTGCATTGATTGCTGATGTCTTTACTGCCTTGCTTGATTTTGCTTTTGTTGTCATCTTGATATCTCCTATAGATAAGATGAGTGTGGCACGCGGAATTGCTTGCCACAGGAATAACTATAGCATAAGTCTATGGGATAGAAAATCGATAACCTATAGTCGACTATAAGTTTGACGCGCAGACCCCACCGCCCCCCTACCCCCCAAATGGGCTTGATGGTACCTGCCGCCGCTACGCTGTGTGTTTTGCACATTAGATACCCCCTCCCCCCAACTCAATGTAAAAGTAAAACTAACTGACTTAATTATGGAAAACACCCCCCTTGTCTTTCTGGTTCCATGCCCCCCGGGGGGTATATAATTTTTTCGTGGGGGCGCCTCTTTTTGACGATGGAGGTTTTCCAAAGCCCCCACACCCCTTGACAAATAAAAATCTATCTAGTAACTTCCGCACAACTGAAGAACCGACAAGAGGACTTCTTACATCGTGCCGATAGTTGTAACACCCGAAGTTGGGATACCCCTGCCCTTTGACGTAACGCCAGAGGAGGCAGAAGGTTTTCGTGAGCGAGCCAAAGCCGCTTGCGCCACTATCCTAGAACTCATAGAGTCCGGTGCCAATGTAAAAGCCGATGAGGAAGACTCTGCTGTAGCCCACCAGATAGCGACCACGGGCAACTTCGTCCCATCTAAAACACCCCCCGGTGCCATCCTAAAACTAGAAGCCCTACTAGATCACTACGACCACGAGTTTCTGGAAGTCAACCGCAAGATCCAGAATCTTGTAACGAACAAGTTGCTAGAAGAGACCGAAAACGAGGATGCCAAGGTTAGGCTCAAGGCGCTGGAATTGCTGGGTAAGCGTAAGGGGGTACAACTCTTTACCGATCAGGTCGAAATTACCGTGAAACAAAAGCCCATAGAGGAGATTGAGAAGGAACTTGGTTCTCTATTGGAACGCTACATGGGGCCTGTGGAACAAGCAGTAAAAGACGATATACAAGATGTTGAGGTAAACGAGGGCAAGCCAGAGGCAAACATAATCCCCGACGACGATGAGTTGGACGCCTTGCTGGGGTTAAAAGATAAGGAGGGCGACGGTGAATCAGAACCGCCTGCAAGCACTCCTCAATAATAAGGGCACCCTAAACCAACTACCTCCCAGTGTAAAAGCCAAGATTTATGAGTTGGTTGAGGAGTTGGAAGAGCGCAAAAGCGCGGGGCAGGCACAGAAGTCGTTTATGGCGTTTGTCCAGAAGGTCTGGCCTTCGTTTATACATGGGGCACACCACGCCAAAATGGCTGAGGCTTTCGAGAAAGTGGCTGAGGGTAAGATAAAGCGGCTGATTATCAATATGCCACCCCGGCACACTAAGTCTGAGTTCGCCTCCTACCTGCTCCCGGCTTGGTTTCTAGGTAAATTCCCCAACAAAAAGGTCATTCAGACCAGCCACACTGCCGAATTGGCTGTGGGATTTGGACGAAAGGTGCGAAATCTTGTCGATCAGGACACGTATAGAGAGATTTTCCCGGGGGTTGGCCTACAAACAGACTCTAAGGCTGCTGGCAGGTGGGCGACTAACAAGGGTGGAGACTATTTTGCTATCGGTGTCGGTGGTGCTGTTACGGGTAAAGGTGCCGACATCCTTATTATCGACGATCCGCACTCTGAGCAAGAGGCTGCGCAGGCGGAAGTAAACCCAGAAATCTACGATAAGACCTACGAGTGGTACACATCAGGCCCACGGCAGCGTCTTCAGCCGGGTGGAGCGATCATAGTTGTGATGACTCGGTGGAGTAAAAAGGATCTGACGGGTCAAGTGCTCAAAGCAGCAAGCCAAAGGTCGGGTGAGGAGTGGGAAGTCATCGAATTTCCGGCTCTTTTGCCCAGCGGCAAGCCGTTGTGGCCTCAGTTTTGGCCCAGAAGTGAGTTAGAAGCCCTCCAAAAGGAACTTCCCCACGGTAAGTGGATGGCGCAGTACCAACAGAACCCAACTTCTGAGTCTTCAGCCATTGTAAAACGTGAATGGTGGCAGGTTTGGGAGGATGACGAGGCGCCAAATTGTGATTTCACGCTGATGTCGTGGGATACGGCCTTTGAGAAGAGTAATCGAGCCGACTACAGTGCCTTGACCCACTGGGGGGTCTTTTATCACCCGGATGATACTGGGTTGCCGCAGGCAAACATTATACTTTTGAACGCTTTTCGGGAGCGTATGGAGTTCCCAAAACTGAAGCAGACGGCTATTGATCAATTCAACGAGTGGGGGCCAGACAGCGTAATTATTGAGAAGAAAGCCTCTGGAGCGCCCCTTATTTATGAGATGCGGGCGATGGGAATACCCGTTCAGGAGTTCACGCCAAGTAAAGGTAACGACAAGATCAGCCGATTGAACGCCGTATCAGACCTATTTGCTAGTGGTAGAGTGTGGGCACCGAACACACACTGGGCGGAGGAAGTAATTGAAGAGGTTGCAAGTTTTCCTGCGGGCGAGCATGATGACTATGTTGACTCTGTATCCCTCGCGTTGATGAGATTCCGCAAGGGTGGGTATATCCGTACCCTGTTAGACGAAGAAGATGAATTACCTTCATTCCGGCGCAAGTTTGAGGGTTACTACTAAGGACAGAATATGGCAATTGACAAAGCACTAGGGCAAGCCCCGCTAGGACTAGATCTCGAAGAGATGATGGATGAGCCTGCTCTTGAGATAGAGATTGAAGATCCCGAGGCTGTGCGTATTGGCATCGACGGTAAGCCCATACTGGAGATTGAGGAAGTAGAAGTTGAAGACGATTTCAACGCCAACCTTGCTGAAGAGATGGACGAGGACGAGTTAACGCAGTTATGTGACGACCTGATTGGTGAGTTTGAAGAAGATACATCTAGTCGCAAGGACTGGATGCAGACATACGTAGATGGCCTAGAGTTGCTGGGCATGAAGATTGAGGATCGCACCGAGCCGTGGCCCGGGGCTTGTGGTGTACACCACCCGCTATTAAGTGAGGCGCTGGTTAAGTTCCAAGCCGAGACGATCATGGAGACCTTCCCAGCGCAGGGGCCGGTCAAGACTCAGATTATTGGTAAAGAGACACCAGAGAAGAGAGAAGCGGCTACTCGTGTAAAAGACGACATGAACTTTCAACTAACCGATGTGATGGTCGAGTATCGGCCTGAGCATGAGCGGATGTTGTGGGGCTTGGGTCTGGCTGGTAATGCGTTCAAGAAAGTCTATTACGACCCCTATCTTGAACGTCAGGTATCTTTGTTTGTCCCTGCTGAGGACGTTGTGGTTCCGTATGGGGCGTCTAACTTAGAGAACGCGGAGCGTGTAACCCACGTGATGCGTAAGACAGAAAATGAACTGCGCAGGCTACAGGTAGCAGGCTTTTACGCAGATGTAGAACTTGGTGATCCGGTTGAAGCATTCGATGAGGTTGAAAAGAAAATCGCTGAGAAGATGGGCTTTCGTGCCTCATCTGATGACCGGTACAAGATCCTTGAGATGCACGTTGACCTCGATCTACCCGGATACGAGGACAAAGACGACGATGGGGAGCCGACGGGCATTGCACTGCCTTACGTTGTTACTATTGAAAAGGGTACG